TGCAAAATTGCCATCATCTAAAGCAATTATGTGAGCGCACTTGTGTTCGTGCGGAATCTCTGAATGATCAGTGTCGAGTATGTTAGCTTCTGGATGTGCAAAGTCAATAGTAAATAAATATTTTCCTGAGTGCCATTTCTTATCTTTTCCTATATACTTGCCAGCCTGTGATTCTAGAATATCCCAAGAAGTGACAGCAGGATAATAAGAAAAACAATTCCAGAGCTGTAGTTCATCAAGTCGTCTTGTGGGCACTCTGGATGCATCAAATCCCTTTTGAATAAACGCGCTAATTGGTAAGCGATAAAATATTGCACCGTTTTCCATAATAGCATGCCATAGTATGCTCCGACCTGTAAGAGCGCTAATACCAAAGATAATGCAGTCTTCAACTTCTCCCCTATGTTTTTTAAGATCATAAAGATACTCCCTTCTTATCTGTGCATAAACTGGTGGTATGTTTGCGTTCAAATATGCCATAATCTATCCTCATTTTATTGTACCCCAATTTGGTCCAGATTCAAAGTCAACTTTGTTCTTGACCTCAAGAGGTATTGCTTGTTCCATTACATTTTGAATTATGTTGGCCATGTAGCCTCCTTCAATAGAAATACATAGTTCATCGTGTATTTGTATGTGTGGTACTATACCTTTCTCGTGTAAATCTACCATAGCCTTCTTTGTCATATCTGCGGCTGATCCCTGTATCAATCTATTTAGAGCTTTGTAGGTAAATGCAGGTGTGTAGTATCTATCAAAATAATCCATGTAGTTTGCATCTATCTTGTTCTCCTTATACTTATCCAGCATCTCTGCCTTGAATGCTTCCATAGCTTGTTGTTTTGTATACAAAGGCACCTCGTTAAATCTATTTGTTTCAGGGTTCCACTCCTTGTTTGTTGTCTCCCATCTATCAAATCTGCAGAATCTATCGTACAGTGTAAATAGTAATCTATTTTCTTTTGCAAATGCTATCAATTCCTGTGATAGCTGACGCACGAATGGCACCCTGCCGTGATACTCGTTAAATAATTCTTTTGCCTGTCTTTGATCAAGACCTAATTCTCTTTGCAGTTTTATCCTGCCCATGCCATAGAACAGACCTAGGTTGATTGTTTTTGCCTGTTTCCTGGAGATATTAGCCATGTCAGCAACAATTTGATGGAAATCTGCATCATCCCTGTCAAATTCTTCCTGCAGGTTCTCTGTGCCTGGCAGACCCAATTTGATCGCATAGTGCACCACAATACGTGGTTCTTGTTGTGAATAGTCAAAGCTACCCCATTCGCAACCTTCTTCTGGTATAAATAATTCTCTCATCTTACTACCGATATAACCCTTGGCCGGTATCTGTTGCAGGTTAGGATTGGACATACTAAACCTTCCGGTTACTGTGCCGCCTGTATCTGATCTTATCTGGTTTATATCTGCGTGTATTCTACCCTCGTGCACATACTCTAACAATCCATCTATAAAAGTATTGACTGCCTTGTCATACTCTCTTGCCTTTGCGATCATACGTAGACACTTGTTGTTATGTTTTCGTAAATAATCTTTTGGTAGTTGTGGCATCTTAGATTTTGGTGTGACCTTGTAATCTTTTATGCAGAGGTGATCTAATAATTTCTTGATTGATGCCGCAGCCCAGATGTCAACATGTATTGTTGTTATACTTTCTATCGCTTTTATTATCTGATCTCTACGTTTCTTGAGATGTCTTCCAAACAGGATCGCTTTTGCGACATCTATTCTAACGCCTTTGAATTTCATGTCAACCAAACATAAAAATAATTTTGTTTCTAGTTCAAATATTTGTCTACAAGTTTTTTGTTCCCCATCGTCTTTAGTGTATAATACTTCGTCAATTTTTTTATTAAATAGTTTCCATAGTTTGTAAGTTAGGTTTACATCTTGCTTTGCATATTCTTTTACAATAGATGCAGGAAGTTTATGCATGTTAGTCATCGGATCCTTGACTGTACCACCAGACCATTCTAAAGTTTTCTGTTGTAAATCGTATTTGTATTTCTCTTCGTTAAGATAATCTTTTGACAATGCATCGAGTGAATATTTAAATCTATTCTCGTCAATGACAGATGCAGCTATCATAGTGTCAACTATTTTACCTTTCATCTTCATACCTGTTACAGCTCTTATCCAACACACATCATACATTGCATTGTGAAATACTTTTGTAATCTTTTCGTTTTGAAATATCTTTTCGTTGAGAACACTCCAGATTTTTTCATCTCTCTTAAAATCTATAAATATATCAGAATGACGTAGAGGAAAATATGCAAGGTCATTGTCTGTTGCAACTGCTATACCACATATAAAACCATCATTACGTATTGCACCAGATCCTTTTGTTTTAAGATTTGGATCGTAGGTTTCTATATCTATCGCAACTGTATCAATACCATTTAGATCTAGATCTTCTGGTGTATTACACATTGTAGTCCCTCTCTATAATCATCTCTATAAAATGTATTGCTTTCAATAAATCTTCCTTACCATTCTTGTCCTGATGACGTATTATATATTTTATAGCACAACCTTCAGGATATAACAACTTATTCGCAACCACAAACTTGCTCGGCTGTATGACATACTTTTGATAGTGACTTCCGCCGTGCTGCTTGTCCCAAACATTTTTCTTTTTCATCTTACTCCTAACGTATATTTACCTTGTGATGCTACAGTCCAACAATCAAACTTGCCTCTGCTGTATGCAACGTATTTTAATCTGAGTTGTGTAAAATAATCCTCTTGTCTTGTTGCTGTCAGATCAACAACAACATTATCAAACGTCAGACCTTTTACAGTATGTATGTTTGCATATTTTACTCTGACTTCTCCATCGTCGTATCCCTTGTTTAGAATCTTTCTAATGTAGATTAATCTATCAGGATCTGTCTTCTTTCTTATCAGTGCAAAGTCCCTTTCTTTACCCGCACCCTCTTTTAGATACTTGTGATATATCATGTAGTCCATGGTGTATTCTCTATCAACCCACTCATCAAAACTCTCCTCACCTCTGCCATGAACTATCACTTTGCTACCCATGTATTGCCAGAAATCTTTTATCTGTTTTAATGGCATTGGTGTGCCTCTACAAAACTCTGGCCATAGTTTATGACATCGTAATTCTTTCT